AAACTTTGACCAGTCAATCTTTAATTGCTGTGTCGATACTATACTTTTTTTGTCGCCATACCTGAAGGAGGCAGTGCTTTCAATATTAGTATTCTTTAAAAAGCTATTTTTACTAATATTAGATGATTTAGGATTTTGAATATACCCGGATGCTTTTGATTCGCTTCGGTATATTTTTGGCTTAAAAAGTCGACCTTTTTGATTGTCTAGCAAGTTCTTTTTTGACATTTGTTATACCACCCTGAACTTAGATGCTGCATCTTTCACCACTGTGTCTTTTCCATTTCTTCTTATAAGAAAGTCGAAAGAATACATTCGACCGACAGGCAAAGAGTCTGTATGGAAAGTAAAAAACATACCATTGCTATCAGTTGAGAGTCTGGTTGAATTGAGAGTTTTATCAAAGTCTATTAATATCTTTCCATCGTTTACGTCTCTAACTCGATAATACATTTCTGCAAATATCTGACTTTTCTTTTCATAGGGTGTGCGTACAAAAGTAATGTTACGGTCCCTGTTTTCTGCAAAAACTCTAATATTTACAATTTCACCAGATCGATATTCATCATTAACATTTAGCACTGTCACTAATAGATTGTTTTGATTTTTTAAATCGCCAAATGATCTGTCTTCTTTTTTAATGGTTAATGAAGCAGACAGATATGCAACTGTTTCTTGGGAATTCGACCACACTTCGTTGAATGTAACTGAACCTGTTATGTTTGCCTCATTATACAAGATAGTATCAAAACTAGAAACGGCAAAAGAGGCACTATACACACCTTCTTGGCGATGCCTGCCTAAGAGTGCTTGCGAAACGTTATAAGTCTTTTTAAAGCTACCACTCTCTATTTTTAAAATCATGCAATTTTCACCAGTAAGTGTAGTGCCGGCAGCGCCACTAATTATATTTGCTGATTCGCCGTAATGATAATTTCTCAAGTATGCTGATGATGTTACATTAAAAATAAAATCAGAATGTCGATCTGTTTGGCTGTCATCAAACCTAACAATCATTTTCGGTCGTAGTGATGCAATCTGTACATTTCTAGATGCAAACCTTTTTACAAAATATGATCGTTTATTCTTTTCAAAGCTACCTGATAATCCAATCAAAAAACCATAGTCTGGAATTTGACCTGAGACTGTCCCAGATACAATCTTTGTTACGTCTATTAAAAGGTCTTCCCGCCCTGTTTCAAAAGTTTGCGTTGGCGATAAAGATACTGTTGATGTTCCGGCTGGACCTGCCAAAGAACCGCTTACGTAAACATCAATATTGCTAGCACCTAGGGATCCTGATGCTAGTGCGCCAGGTTGATTCCATTTAATAGCTTCACCACCTGCAATCGAAGCAGTAATATAATTTGAACTCATAACGTCAGAATAGCTTACTACGTCAAAACCTGTGCCTTCATCAAATTCTTGACCTAATGGAAACAATATTGCTGTGAAATTACTAGGTACTGTCTGCCCACCATAGACGTCATGAAGTTTTATCTCGCACTTAAAGGAACTATCGTTAATATCAATTGTTCCGGCTGTATCCATTTTCTGGATTTCTTTAACAGGAAACTTTATAAGTAATCGGCTTAATTCTATCTGGTTTTTACTATCACCTAACTGATTTTCATCATACAGTTTAAAAAGATCTAAAGTGCCTGCATTACCTACGTTAGCATCTGTCGCCCTAAAACTATTATTGATAATTTTATTAGTTATGTATGTGTCTTTTGAAGCTGTTAAAATTCTATACATTATACCACCTGCCCAACAATGTCGTCATTTGGGTATTTTAGTTCAAATATACCTCCACTTGGTGGGAATATAAAACCTCTGTCTAAATTTTGTTTAGCATTAAAATCTACATTGTTATATGCGTTACCATCAATTATTCCTGATTTCCCTACAACATTCAAAGATAATACTGTCACAACCCCCGGGACGTTTAATATTAAGTTTTCAATTTCACCAATTATAATGGGTTTATTTATTTGTGTATTTTTAATTTTAAAATATTTTTTTAGCTTGCCGGCGATACTAGCCAATACAACTTCTTGCCGAAATCCTTTTTCCACTGTTATACTATGATTAACACCTATGTTTACAACAACAGCATCAAGAATATCAATTGCGTCTGATACTAGTCTAAAATGATTTAAATACTTTGCTAAATTTTGTTTAAGCGTGTCGCTAGAAACTGTTAGCTTATTCAATGCATTTCTAGAAATTACATAAAGTTCTGCACCTCTAGGGTTTCTAGGGTTGTCTGAAACTGCTACTCGGAAGACTCTTCCAAAATTAGACGGCATTGAATACACTCTTGCGATCAGATCTTCACGTGTCACAATTCTGTTCTGGGAACTCCTATTGAATATTGCTACGTTTCTCATTTCGTCTAATGTCGGCTCGTCTTCACCACCCGATGCTATGCTCTTATTAAACACAGTCAAAGAAGCACGGACCTGTGATTCTGTTGAAGCTGGTGTACTAGTTTGAAAACTTGTGATTAAAATATCGACTGAATTGATTGCACCTGCTGAAACATTGTGTGATAAACCACCGCCATGCCTGTAGTTAATTGTTAGTGTCGTGTTTCTAGGGGATATACCTAGCGTTTGTGTCGTCAAAAAGCTGTTTGGGTCAATTGTTACTGTTGTAAATACTTTTCTATCACCAAATAGCTTGATTGCATGTTCACTAGGATCCGGAATAACATCTTCATCAAAATTAGATTCGTCACCAGAACCAAAACGAAGTGTTGTTTTTCCCGTATTAATACTTCTTGTCTTAATAAATCTTTTAGGTGCATGAAGTAGTTCCAATCTCGATGACACTTCGCTAGTGTCATATCGATGATTATCTAATGCTTTGAAAACTGTGTCCTGTGTAAGATTGTCTACCTCATGATAAGCGTCACCTAGCGTATCTGTAACTGAAATAATTTCGTTTACATTAGCTTCAGATAGAACTACTCTTCTAAAAGGTACTAACTTATCTTCAATTGCAAAAGTCTCAGTTTTTATTTTAGCACTTGAAACAATTGCTACTCTGGTTAAAATATAGCTTGCAATTGCGCCGCCTGAAATAACTCCAGCTGTTTGTTTTGCGACCAGATTATTGGCTTCGTCCTTATCAGAAAAATTAACATCTTCTAGAAGATAAAATCTAATGCCTGATGCTGATGAAAAAATAGAATTTTTCTTAATTGTAGGTAGTGAATTTGGAACAGGAACGTATGCACCTGTTGCGTCTAATATTGCCGGTACTACAATACTTACTGTTACTTCTGCGTACGCAGGTGATGCTGAGGGTATCTTTACGCCGGCTTCGCGTACCAACCTTTCTAAATTACCTCGCTCTACAGCAGTTTCAATACTGTTTTCATTGAATTGATGATCTAAATAGTAAGTTAATACATCACCAACGTAGGCACCCAGGTCTAATAGCATTCCGCCCATACTTGCATCAGAAAAGTCAACAACATTGTCACTAAAGTGAGTTAACATATGCATTCGTAATTCATTTCTTAGCGACTTAAAGTCCTTATTAGAATAACTTACTTCTTTCTGTTTTTGAACTTCTTTTTTAATATTTCTTGCCAATTTCAACCTCCAACTATTAAATCAACTTCTAAAGCAAGTTTTGGGGACTTAAATCTAGGTATTGTGTAGTTAATTCTGACTCTGACTTTTGCCAGACCAATTCTATTTAGATCATTTTTTTCATTTATGTCTACCGGCTGAGCCGACACACTATTAATACTTATACTTGGTATATACTTATTTGCTGCAGTTATAATTGCTTCAGCCACAATATTTTCAAAATCTGGATTATTACTATACTCAAATAAGATAGAATTTAAATTAGCACCAAAATTAAACATTCCCAATCTTTCACCGTTGTTTGTCATAACCAAGTTTCTAAAGTTATCAGAAAGCTGCTTTACAGGATTAGTGTGCATCGAAAATATATCATCGCCTTCCGCAAGAGGTGTTTTAAAGCCGATCGGGCGATCTACTGTCTTCTTTGCGACAAAGCGTCGGTCGTCTCTTCGAAAACCGCTACTCTTAAATTTAAACTGTGAATGTCCCATAATACCCTCTTTTATATATAAATATCATTCACCAAAAATTTTAGTCGATTTAATATCATTATCTACGACTGAAGAAAAATCTGAAACAAAGTTTCCATTATTAATATTATTACCCAATAATTCAGTAGGCACTGAAATTGTTTCCGCTGGGACAGTATTCCCATCGTCGTC